CGTCACGGCTATGAATTACTGATTCACCCGCACGACCCTGCGACTATCAACTATGATCGCTCGCGCTACGCATTGTTACCTGAAACAGAGAAGGCAAAGATCGAAAGTTACATTGAATTTGTCATCAACCAGAACGAAAAAAGCAAACAATAAAATCATATTTTTCAGTAAGTAAGCCGCCTCATGGCGGCTTTTTTATTGCCTATGCGATTACCTTATGGGTAATTTTTTTAACTCATATCTATTGACATCAAACCAGATACGCATAATTATTACCTCAACGGTAACAGACCGAGGTAACAAGTTATGCAGTGGAAAATCATCAACGGTTGGTACTGCGTTACTGCATGCGGATTCATGAGCTGGAAGTTCCGCACCTTACAGGAAGGCATTAAGTGGGCTTTCGTCAGCAAAGAAGCTCGCGATGTAGCCAACGATAACGAGATATGGGAGTAGGTTAGCAAATGAGTGAATTATCAATCATCGAAATCACACCAGACATGGCACCAAGAATTTACGTTGAAAAAGGGCTGGAAAAGTTTCTCGAGCAGATCCGTGAAGGTGTTAATGAAGTGCCTGACATTAGCACAGACAAAGGCAGAAAGCGCATTGCATCTCTGGCTGCGAAGGTTTCAAGAAGTAAAACAGCGGTAGAAAAACCAGGACGTGATTATCTGAAACGCCTGAAAGAACAGCCGAAAGTAGTTGAAGCAGAGTTACGACGCTTCGTAACCGAATGCGATCGGCTTCGTGATGAAGTACGCCGCCCACTCACCGAGTGGGAAAATGCTGAGAAATTACGCACTGAAGCACTGCAACAACGCCTGACAAATTTGCGAGCACTAGCTGACGTGATCGATCTCTCCGGAAACTACTTGCCATCATCTGATATTCAGGAACGAATTCAAGAGGCTAAATCAGTAGCACTTGATGAAAGTTGGCAGGAGTACGCAGCAGAAGCTGGAGTAGCCAAGGATTCAACCATCCAGAAACTGGAAGAATCACTCGCAGTAGCTCAAAAACGCGAGCGTGAAGCCGCTGAGCTGGAGCGACTTCGCAAAGAAGCGGAGGAAAAAGCGCGCATTGAGCGAGAAGAGAATATCCGCCGGGAAGCTGCTGAACAGGCCAGGCTCGAAGCTGAACAAAAAGCGAAAGCTGAAATTGAGGCTGCGGCACGCCTGGCGGCGGAAGAAAAAGCACGTGCAGAAGTAGCAGAACGTCAGCGAATTGAAGCAGAGCAGCGTGCACGACGCGAAAAAGAAGAAGCCGTTGCCGAGGAACGCCGACGCCAAGAGGCGGCAGAAAAAGCCCGCCTTGACGAACAGAAGCGTATCGCCGACGAAGAAGCGCGCCGAGCTGCAGATAAAGAGCATCGCCGTACCGTTAACCGCAGAGTAATCGCAGATCTGATAGCCCAAGGCATTCACGAAGAATTCGCGCAGAAAGCAATGTTGGCTATCGCTGGCGGCAAAGTGCAGGACGCGTATATCAAATATTGAGGTGGGTATGAACGTTAATCAGCAGAAAAATCTTCAAAAAATCATGCTGGCATTCGACAAGGACTACCGTCTGTCAGAACAGCTATATGACCGACAAGTTGAACTGATTGAGAGTATCCGGCTTCATCAACTGGCATCAACTTTCGACGTTGTAACAGTTAAAGGCGTTCGCCAGGAAGTACTGGAGGCCGCTAAAGACAGCCCTGAGTTCGAAGAACTAATGGATGCCTACCGGCGCGAGGCAATGGCAATTATCGCCCGCTGGGATCTGGCTGATCAGCTTGATGGGCAGAGGGACGCGGCATGAAACCGGGAATTTATTTCGACATCAGCAACGAAGACTACCACGCCGGTGACGGCGTGAGTAAGTCGCAACTGGACATGGTTGCCAAGAATCCGGCGCTTCTTAAATGGGTTCAGGCAGCACCAGAAGACGAAGAGAAAAAGTCTGCACTGGATATGGGAACCGCATTGCACTGTCTGCTTCTGGAGCCTGGAGAGTTCGACAAACGCTTCATTGTTTCACAGAAATTCGATCGTCGGACGAAACAAGGTAAAGCTGACGAAGAGGAATTTCTTCGTGATGTGGCGGATATGGGGATTACGGTACTTGATGCCGAGCAGTGGCGGAAACTGGAGCTGATGCGTGATAGCGCAATGGCTCACCCGGCGGCACGCTGGATGCTGGAAGCACCTGGTTACTGCGAAGCATCAATGTACTGGAACGATGAAGAGACGGGGGAGTTGTGCCGAATTCGTCCAGACAAATGGCTGAACGAGCACAACGTGATCGTCGACGTGAAAAAGGTTGCAGATATGGACCGTTTTGCACGCCACATCGAGGAATTCCGCTACCACGTGCAGGACGCAATGTACCGCGAAGGCGCAATGAGGGTTACTGGTCAGCCGCATGGTTTTTTCTTTCTTGCCGTGAGCGAAAGCATTGATTGTGGTCGGTATCCGGTACGCGTGTTCGAGCTGGATGCGCAGGATGTCGATGCCGGGCACGCTCTGTTCCGCCGGGATCTGAATACCTATCACGAATGCCGCATCAATGATGAATGGGGCGGTGTGGAAATCATTAAACGCCCTGAGTGGGCACGCAAACAGGATATGTACATATGAGCAACGACATCGCAAACATCAACGCACCAGTAGACACAGCAATCGCTGGAACTGCTGCAACTATTTTCAGCCCAGACGGCTTGAACCAACTGATGAAATTCGCCGAGGTAATGGCGCAAAGCCGCGTAACGGTACCGGCGCACCTCGCCGGGAAACCAGCTGATTGCATGGCCGTGGCAATGCAGGCTGCGCAGTGGGGAATGAACCCGTTTGCCGTGGCTCAGAAAACCCATGTTGTGAACGGCACGCTAGGTTATGAAGCCCAATTAGTAAACGCAGTTATCTCAACGATGTCGCCAACAAAAGATCGCATCAACTACGAGTGGTTTGGGCCGTGGGAACGCGTGATCGGTAAGTTTGTTGAGAAAACATCCAAAAACGGCAATCCATATATCGCACCAGGCTGGACTCTAAAAGACGAAGAAGGCTGCGGTGTTCGCGTATGGGCAACCATGAAGGGCGAGGATCAACCTCGAGTGCTTGAGTTAATGCTGTCTCAAGCACAGGTAAGAAACTCCACACTTTGGGCCAGTGATCCGAAACAACAACTCGCATACCTTGCGACAAAACGCTGGTCTCGCCTGCACTGTCCTGACGTAATCATGGGCGTCTACACCCCAGACGAATTACAGGAAACGGCACCGCGCGTTGAGCGAGACATTACTCCGCAAACGACAACTGCTGCGGGAATGAACAGTCTGATCAACGCTAAAACAGTGAAAAAGCCTGATGAGCAAACGCGTAAAGCGGATAGCCGTGATCCAGAAGAAATGCTGATGGCCTTTACCAGCGCAGCGATGAATTACAGCACTGTCTCCGAACTGGATAAGGCTTACAAATACATTGCACAAAAACTTTCAGATGATGACGAACTGCTGGCAAAAGCCACCGACGTTTACAGCGTTCGTCGGGAAGAATTAAACGAAACATCTATGTAACCACCACCGCGGCGCCACGCGCGCCGCACTGCAACCAAGAGAGGTATTTATGAAAGGTGCATTAGGTAAGAAGGAACTCCTGGCGGTGGTGCCACTGTCATGGAGCACTATCGACCGTATGGAGCGCGCAGGTGAATTTCCTAAACGCTGGTATATCACTGACAAACGCTGCGCATGGAACCGTGACGAAGTTGAGCGTTGGCTTGATGAACGTCAGGCAGCAAGCCCGGCAGAGTTCCAGGGTAAAAAGCCTCCTGTTCAGCAACGTGTATATCGTCCTGTGAGCAACGCTGCATGAGTGCGCTGCTAAGGCACTGGAGCAAATGGTCAGGATGGTACTTATTCCTGGCCTCTGTTTCAGCATGGCTTTATCTGCTGGCATTAATTTTCAGAGAGGGTTGGATTAAGTGAGAAAGTTAAGCCGACTTGAAAAATATCACATGAACAAGGTTTCAATGCGCAGCCCTTCAAAGATTGTCGCCGTTACTCCTGCGGCGATAGAGATCGAAAAACGCGCGATTGAAAGAGAGAAAAAAGGGCAATTCCGCATTGCCGCTCACCTTTGGCTTCAGTGTATGGATGTTGCTTCTGGTGATGTTGAACGTGCAAGGATCGCGGTTCGCAGGGACCAATGTATCACAAAAGGTAACGGCCTTCGCCGTGGCGACTATAGCGGCATAGGATGTTGTGGGGTGGTTTATGACTAAGAAATACACACTAATCTATGCAGATCCACCCTGGGTATACCGGGACAAAGCCGCAGATGGTAATCGCGGTGCCAGTTTTAAATATCCGGTTATGAGTGTGATGGATATCTGCCGCCTTCCTGTGTGGGATTTGGCCGATGAAAACTGTCTGTTGGCCATGTGGTGGGTGCCAACACAACCACTCGAAGCGCTAAAAGTTGTTGAAGCCTGGGGATTCCGTCTGATGACCATGAAGGGCTTCACGTGGATAAAATGTGGTAGTCGACAACCAGATAAACTGGTTATGGGTATGGGGCACATGACTCGCGCCAATAGTGAAGATTGCCTGTTTGCGGTAAAGGGAAAGCTACCTACGCGCATTAATGCAGGGATCGTTCAGTCATTTACCGCACCGCGGCTTGAGCATTCAAGAAAACCAGATATCGTTCGTGAAAAACTTGTGCAATTGTTAGGCGATGTTTCTCGCATTGAACTGTTCGCCCGCCAGACGTCTCATGGCTTCGATGTTTGGGGTAATCAGTGCGAAGACCCGGCAGTGCAACTACACCCTGGATACGCGTTGGATATTGGCGGATTAACAAATGCATTCAGCAATGCTCCGGTGTCACCAATAGACAACCAGGGGCGGGAGCGTGCAGCATGAACCTATATCAACGCATCAATGGCGCTGACTGGTGCAATATCTTCGTCGTCGGCGATCTGCATGGGTGCTACACGCTGCTGATGAACGAACTCGACAAAGTTTCATTCGACCCACTCAATTATTTACGACAAACATAACCAATTGAGTGATAACAACTTTCTCATAACTTACTTCCACCGTACCGTT